TATACATATTGTCAAGGATCTGTCTTGTAACTGTAGACTTAATCAACTGTAAGTCTGTAGCTCTGTCTGCCAAGCTATGACCAAAGAACTTGTGTGGCATAGGAATAGGGCAGATTGAGCAGAATGGTACAAAGTCCACTTCTTCATTGTCTAGGATCTCTTGACCTGCATAGACAATCTTGCGGAGTTCTGCAATACCATCTCCATCCATATCGACCTTGAGATAGCACTCCATAACTTCCACATCTTGCATTGTGTGGTCTAGGCTTGCTGTCTCATCTGGCATCTCGCCTCGGTCAAATCGAGCAATTCTTTCCTCAGAGTAAGTTAGGTCTGAGTATGAAGGCAAGGCATCTACCTTCTTCTTGTCAAAGCCCATAGCCACCAACTCGCTTCGAGTGGTTAGCTTTCTGTGGGCTACAAAAGGAGCATCAGCAATAGTTCTGGCTTTCTTAGAGATCAAGAACTCCTCTGGTGGGACATTCTCAACAATAACCTTGCCATTCTTCTTGGTGCGCTTTAGCTTAACGCTGTATGAAAACACAGGTGGAATTGGCATACCTGTCATTGGGTCTACACTAGCAGGAGCTACTTCTTCCATATCCTGACTGACCACTTCTACCTCTGGATCAGCCAAAAGCATGGTCAATTCTTCTTCATTCAGGTCTTTATACTTCTCTTTGGTTACATCTGTCTGCTCATCCCAGTAGACCTTGACGATACCATTCTTCTGCAACAAGGCATCCTTGAACCAGTTATGGAACAGGATGACACCTGAGTTGTCATGGTTTAACACCCAATTGACATACTCTGTAGCTTGTTTAGCCTTCTCCTCGTCACCCACACCTTTAGGCTCAAAGCGAACCATCTCGTCTGACTGAGTAAATACTCTCAATAATTGTGGCAATGCACCATCTACTACCTCGGCTACTTCACCAGTAACAATAGAGCTGCGACCTTCGACTTCATTGCCATAAGGTTCTCTGTTGTAATACTGGAGAGCTTTTCTGCGCTCATCAGTAGTCTCAGTTTCAATGAAGCCAAGAGAGTTATCAATCTCAGCTTCTAATATGCCTTTGAGAGTATTGTTATCCATTTATACAATCCATTTCGTATTAATTTGTATTGGTTTAGACCAAGAACCTTGAGTGTTATCTAATCCTATTGCCAAGTATCTAAAGGCATCTGATCCATGAGAAGCCCAGTCATGCAAAGGCTTTTCATAGAAAACATTGCGCTTTTCGTCATATTCTCTCCTATAGTTTCTCAGACAATCAACTCCTTGTCTAACTCTAGGCATATTGAACCAACACTTCGGCAATAATCTTCTGACAGCTTGGATGCCATCATCAACAGATAACCTAGGTAAAACATCTACATTTAGCCCTGCACCTTGTAGCATCTCTAACCTAGACTTCCCTGTTCCTAATTCTCTTACTGAGACATCATGAGGTAGCTTATGAGAGGCATTAGTCCAATTGTTGTCTTTAATCCAATTGACATACCAATCCAAGCCCTGTCCATGATTCTCTACATAGTCCATGATCCTGACTTCTTGACCTGTCATCTGAGCCACCCAAATAGAAGTTGAGTCACCCATTCCCAAGTCCCAAGCAGTAAATGTCTGGCATAGGTCATCTCTTGTAACCTCTACCATTCTGCCTTTTTCTTCCAAGTCATTCATCAGTTTGCCATAGTAACTTCCCTCTACAGCAGCATGGAAGCTACATTCAAACTCTTGCTGATACTTGTCATCTCCCATCTCAGCCTTGGCTGCTTTCAGCTCTGACTCTGGAACTAGTTTTGTCTCGCTTGCCTTGAACTCTAGCAGTCCCCACTCAGGAGTATCTTCTGCTCGGTCTCTTAGGTCTTTAAAGTGGTTCTGTCCCTTTGGTGTTCCAATGAACAAACACCAGCCCAATCTGTCGGCTAGTGCAGGTCTTAGAATCTCAGTCCAAATCTTAGGGTTCTGGTCACCAATTTCGTCTAGTATTACCCCATCAAAGTATTGCCCTCGGAGCGAGTCTGGGTTATCAGATCCATATAACTGGATTCTTCTGCCCATAAAGTCTACTCGCAACTCAGAGATATTTGCTGTGCCACCTAGCGGTCTTGCATACTTACAAAGGTAATCCCAAGCTACTCGCTTTGCCTGTCCATAAGTAGGAGCAATATAAGCATATCTTGGAGCTTCTTTTTCATTTAGCACAGCATCCTTAATCAGATGGTTGATAGCACTAACTGTCTTACCCATTCTTCGGTGAGCTACTACTACACCAAATCTGTGCTTATCCATCAGCTCATGGATTGCAAGCTGAGGCTCTCTAGGTTTGTATGGGATTATTACTTCTGCCAAGTGACCACCATCTTTAAATCTTCACCATCAGTTCCGCTAATCTCTGTTGCTTGAATAGCTTTACCATCCACTCGATCCATGATTTCTTTAACAGCCCAAGGCTCACCATCTATGGCTTTCTCTACTAGCTTGTCTGCTATTCGTCTTAGGTTTATCTGGTCTTGTTGAACTAGAGCTTTTCTTAGCTCGTTATAGAACAACTTGCCCTTCTTGGCATTTTGATTGTTAGGTTGTCCACCCCTCGAACCATTCGATTCGATTCCTAAATTGTTGTTTTCGCTACTGTTTTCCATTCCAATCCTTGCGGTTCTTGGTTGATGATGTTGCAATAATACAACACTAATGCAGTATTGGTCTATCCCCAATAAAGTTTATTGTATTTGTATCTAGTTCTTCTGCTATGTCTATGAGTCTTGTGTATAAGTAGTCTAGGAACTCAAACTTTGTTTCCAAGCACTCAAACTCTGTTGGAACTCCTTTGAGCTGGACTACTACCATTTAACCTTGTCTGCCCAGTAAGCTGCACTCATCTTGCCTTTAGCAATATTGGCTGAGTGTCTAGCCTTGAATGACTTTCTTCTTGCTTTATCAGCCTCGGACTCACCTTTCTTAGCTGGTGATCCTGATACTCCTTGCTGACCAAAGCGGATTGTCTTTGTCTTATCACCTTCTTTTGCCACTACTACATGGCTTTTAGTAGGATGATTTGGTGTTCTTTTTGGCTTGTTATAGCCATCTACACCGATTCTTTCAAGAATCTTGGCAGCTTCTCTAATCTTCATTAAAAAGCCTTTCTGTAGAATAAGCTATAGAATGGATCTTGATTTACACCTCTACCTACAGATGCTCCAAACTGTTGATTCTTAACTAAATCTTTAAGAACTGCATCAATGGCTTGTATCTTATATTGGTTATCTTTGCCCTCAAAAGGTGTTCCCATGCCAAACCTTACATCAGCACCACCACCAGTTACACCCAAATTGAGCAATTGGCTTTCATTAATTGGTGTTTCATAGCCAATTCTTCCACCACCAGCAAAACCTTTTACATTATTAGTAGCAAAAGAACCACCACCACCTTGTAAAGTAAATGGGGTTACATTACCTTGAATTTCGTTAGGACTTGAAGCACCTTGATAAATCTGGTTCATCAATGGCATATTGTTAGGATTTTGACCTAAGTTTTCAGAAGGTGATCTATCTACATCTAACAAAGAAGGTGATCTATTTTGCTCGGCAAGGATCTGCTGTCTGCGCATATCCATTACAAGCTGATCAACTAATTCTTCGTAGGTCATTTTTTGTAGCGAGCCTTTTTAGCTGCTTCACTCATAGCAATAGCAATGGCTTGCTTTGGGTTAGTGACCACTTTGCCACCTTTGCCAGAGTGCAGAGTGCCTTCTTTATATTCACCCATTACTTTGCCAATTTTCTTCTGAGCCTTAGTCATTTTCATTTTTTAGCCTTGTATGGTTTAGCTGTCTTTGCAGCAGCCTTGAAGTCTTTAGCACTAGGAGCAGCCTTGCTACCAGCCTTGTTCATCTTTTCACCAGAGCCAGCCTTGATCCTAGCTCTTTTTGCATGGATATTGCCATAGAGACTATTCTTCATAATCACCTTCCATATCTTCTTCCATATCTTCTTCTGTCTTTACTTCGAACTCATCACAGCCATTCTTCTCGCTGCACATAAACTCGAACTTCTCGCAGAAGCCCATACCTTTACCAATACCGCAGGTCGGCATATCTTTAGAAGGACAGAAATACTCACAATCCATGCACTTGGCTACTGGCTTGTCTGTATAGTTAGCGACCACTACCGCTTTGCGCTTGTTACCTTCGTTGATAACCTTATCTTGTGTTGCCAATGGACAAGCAGAGACATCACTCTCAAGAAGTCCACCCTCTTTTTTGTCAGCCATCTTAGGCTTATCACCTAGCAGACCTACCATGATTGTTGTCTTGTCCATAAAATTCCCAAAAAAAATGCCCTATTGCTAGGGCTAAAATCACTTCTCACTATTCATACGAAAGTTCAGGAAACACTTTCCCAAGGCAATGTTACTATATTTTTTAAGAATCAACAACAATTTATTTGTGTCTAGCAAACTCACCATGCAACTTTTCTCTTAAACTTTCTGCTTTTGCAATTGCTTCATCTTTGTTTTTAAAAAGACCGCCATCATATCTCACACCATCTTTTTGAACTCTTACATACCACATATTGCTATCTTTATGAAAATTAAGACCTTTTACACCACTTGTATTATCTGTTCTTATTTTTGTGTTGTATTGATTTTCTGCAATACTTGCTTCTCTTAGATTTGTAATCCTATTGTTTAATTTATTTCCGTCAATATGATCAACACACTCTGGACAGTAACCATGAAACATAAAAAATATTAGCCTATGCTCATGGGTTAATTTTCCATCAAACCTAATTTGCTTATAACCTTTAGAGTCCAAAGTTCCAGCTAACTTTCCTATAGTGTTTCTTGATGTTGTATTTTTTTTCCAATATAGAGAGCCATCTTTGTAGTCAAAGATTTCATATATTGTTCCGTATTTTGATTTAAAATAGTTTTTAGACATATCAACTCCTCTTTAGTTGGTTTGTTTAGAAAGCCCTTTTAGTCTCCAGCTATTAGGGCTTTTGTCTTATTTTACTCTACTTTTTGCTTGCAATCGACACAAAGCCAACGCTGATTAAGACCATTGTTGAATGTCTGCATATAACCAGTATATTTAGGCTTTTTTATTTTGCAGCAATCGCATAATCTAGTTTCTTGGTAACTTCCTGTTGATTTCTTTGGAAAGTCTGGTTTTTGCTTCGGATAAGTCATTCTCAAATTTCTTTACTGTTGTTCTTAATGAATTTGCAATACTGTAATTAGATTGATAAGGAAACTGAATATAGAAGGCTTTTAAGGCTCTCCTATGATGCTCTGGTAAGTCTCTCATACAAGATTCCACTAAAGCACCATCTTGCCAATTAATACTCGGCATATCAGGATAATCTTCTTCCATGACATTACCTAGCTCTGGGTTGTAGTTCTTTTCAAAAGAGCGACAGGTAGATGGCTGCTTTGGGGATGGATCTTCCAGCCACATAGTGACATAGTATGACCAGTTCAGAAGTCTCTCATGGATATTCATAATAATTCCAAAGTATATTCTAAAAGTTCTTCTTCGGTAACCCCATATTTTCTTTCAAAAGCCTTTCTTCCCATTCCATGAACTCCTGTATTTCCTCTATGGTGTTCGGTACACAGGGGTATGACTGGCGCATTACTTCGTTTCCCTGCTCGTCTAATATGGTGTAACTCAGGTGGTGATTCTCCGTAGCCAAGATAACGACACAGGGAACATCCGAGACTTGCCACTTTCGCATAGTGTTTTCTTTCTTCTTTAGTTGCCAAGATCCAAAGTCCTGTATTTAACCCCATCATTCCATTGCTTATCTGTGGCTTGTTGGTACAATTCAATCACTTGGTCAGGGGTTCTGAAGGTAGGAGTATTTTGCCCAGAAAAGCAGAAGGCATACCAAAGAGGACACTCTCTGTTGTGATACCACTCAATAAACTGAGGAATCATAGCTATCTCAGATGCCTTGAAATTAGCAGTACCTTTGACATTAACCAGTCTTGAGCCTTTGTTACCAACAACAAGATAATCAGGGATATTCCTAATAAAAGGACTAAGGCTATAAAAATTGGGAATAGGATCACTTTTTTCATCAAAGCCTAGCTTTCTAAAAAATACCTGTTTACTTTCACAGTATTGCTCAAATAACTCCTCACCTAGATTTCTACCAGAGTTTCTCTGAGAGTAGGAGTTATTACCGTTCATCTTGTAGCTCTATCCTGATTTCTGTTAGATGCCTCTGTAGTGCGCCAGATCTCAGCTCTTAGCTTTGCAGCCTCTAAGAAGTATTTGAGCTTTTCTTCTTCTAGCATTGCTACCTTGATACCCTCAACAATAACCAAGTAGTCAGGATGCGCCAAGGCATAATGCTCGGCTCTAGTGATTGAGTTCTCATTGCACTTCATAATGAGATCAGCCTTCTTTACCTTCAAGAAGTTCTCTAAATAAACCCTTTGGCTCTTAGCCTCGGCATACTTTGGTGCATTTTCAATGATGAAACTAACAGCCTTGTTAGGGTCTATAGTTGTCATGCTCTGGTTGATTTGTTCTTTATCCATAATTCAGTTAAACCTTCCTTTAGTTTTTCAAGCGACTTTACTCCTCGCTTATCTAACACTAGTGCCAAATACTTTCTTCTTCCTGACAAATTCATGCTTGCAACAAATCTAATTTCGCACTCATGACGATACTGTTCGCTTTTGTTTATCTCTGAAATCTTCAATAAACTTCCTCATTTCAAAATAACTGTTAAATCTAGCTTTTGTAGGATCACCACCACACTCAACTTCGTAAGCATGAGCTATTTGCTTGTCTGTTCCTAGTGGTAATTGCCCTACCTTGCTTTCTTCTGGTTTAGCCCACTCAGCTTTAAATCCTACCCAGTTTCTTTCACAGCATAATTGCATAACATCTTGTAAAGACATCTTAGCTTTAGCAGCTTCTCTTTGTAAGCCTTTTAATGCTGTTTCAGTCCATTTGGCTTTCTTAGCTTTTCTGACTTCTAAGTAATCTTTAAAAATAGATTCAGAAACACCTTCAGGTGTATTTATTATTTGGTTCTTGGTTAATGGTTTATGGTTCTTGGTTAAGGTTATGTCTGGGTTATCTTTGGAAACCGACTGGGTTTTCTTAGGTCTACCACCCTTCTTACCATTGATTTGATTGACTTCTGCCTTCTCATGGTACTGAGAAATTTCGTCATCACACCGCTTATGATGCCATCCATCTGATTCCAAAGTGAAAAATTCTTTGAGAATAATCCCAACAGTTTCCGAGTAAGAACCGAGTCTTAACCGCCTAATAACCGACTGGGTTTCTTCTGGGATAGGACTTTCTGAGTCGTAATAATAATTTATGAGCCTAAAATAAATGGCTTCTTCTTCTAGGCTTAAGTGACTTGTTGCTAGATGCCAGTCGGCAATATTGAATTTGTAGTAATACATAACTTTCCTTCAAAAGCCTTCACTTATAAGGAACTGGCAGGTGGGTGAAGGAGTCCACTTTTCGGTAGCGAACCTAGCCAGTCAAAACATTAAACCATATTTTTTACAAAATCAATAGCTTCTTGTGGATTATTTATTCTTACTACTGGTGATCCTTGCCAAGTCTTTTGAAACTCTAGCTGCGCAGGTGTGAATGATGCCTTGTCATCTCGCTTGACTTCGATAAGGTATGTCTGACCATTCATGCCACACAAAAGGTCTGGACAGCCCTTACCGACTTCGTGCAAGTGGAATACAGACATCCCCATAGCTCTTAGGTGTTCGACTATGGCTTTCTGGTTAATATCAACTCTTTTAGCTCGCATTAGGGAAAGTACCTAGAAAATAGTTTGCATTTGTAAGTATTCAGTAAGTATTCTAGTTCATTATCTCTATTACTGAAGTTTAATTGTTTAAGGAGTTTATATGAAAGTTACTAAGTTAGATATTTTGGGTGCAGCAGTTTTAGGTGCAGTTATTGGTTCAATGTTTGCTTTGTTTATTTAAGGAGAAGAATAATGACTTTTGAAGAACTAGTTGATGACTTTATGGCTGATGAATATAACCCTTGCAAGGTTAATAACTTCCTAGAAGCAATGGAACAGACCAGCAAAGAACAAGGTGAGCGACTCCAAGAGTTGCTAGAGAACAGAGACTTTGAGACTTTGGGTAGATGGGTCTGGAATCACACAGTAGAAGTCATGGAAGGTTATGCCAATGACAGGGCTAACTATGAGATGGACTTAAGAACTCAATGGGATGAGAGATGATAACCAAATACCGCAGACTAAGAATGTCAGGATTGTGTAAGTCCACAGCTCTATATTTTTGTTGGCGCAGTTTTGTTAATAAGTTTTTTAGGAGAAATAAATGAGTAAATATGCAGAATTAAGAAAGATTGATGTCTCAAGCAAGATTGAAAAGAAGAATGGTCTTAGCTATTTGTCATGGGCTTGGGCTTGTGACCAGTTGTTGCAGCAAGATCCTATGGCTACTTGGTCTTATGGTCAGCCAGTATTGTTTGGTGAGACTGTGATGGTGTTTTGCACAGTCAATGCTTTTGGCAAGTCTATGACTGCACAGTTACCTGTGATGGACTACCGCAACAAAGCCATTCCTAACCCAGATGCTTTTGCAGTTAATACAGCTATGCAGAGATGCCTAGCCAAGGCTATCGCATTGCATGGTATCGGCTTGTATATCTATGCTGGTGAGGATTTGCCACAGGAAGATGCAGAGCCTGTAGATGTCACAGAGCTAGAAGAAATGATTATCTTGTCAAAAGATATGGAAGAACTAAAGAAGAACTTTGCTCATGGCTACAAGGTTGCAAGCAAAGACAAAGCAGCTTTAGTAAGAATCAACAAGGCTAAAGAAGATAGAAAGGCACAGTTAGCATGAGCAGAGTAAATAAAATAAGAGTTAGATTTGCTTTTGATATAGCAACATTTGAAACTAAAAATGAATTTGCTGCTAATCACTTAGGAGAACTTCACGAAAGACTTGCAGAAAAAGTTAATTACTATGCAAGGGATAATAAGTTCATTGCAAGCAACGACATTATTGAATTTGATTTGGGGAAAAGATGAAACTAATTGATAATATTAATTTCCAGTATGTCCCAGCAGCTAAGACCAATGTTGCTGAAACACTCAGAAAACTAGGCTGGACACCACCTAGCGAAGATAAAAGATTCCAAGAGAAATTTCAAACTTATAAGCACTTAGCATGGAGAAACGAGAAATGAAGATGGATGAAACAAAAGACTACTCAGGTATTTGGATTGACCTAATGGCAGAAGTAAAGGTATTGCACCACTACTGTCTAGCAGGTGACTGGTCTAACGCAATCAAGGCTTCAAAAAACTGTAGTAAGTATGCAGACGATTTATCCCTTGTTCTTCAAGAGATGTCTGAAGTAAAATGATTACTATAATTCTTGTCCTTTTATTAGGTTTTTTGGCAGGGTTAGCCTTTGTAGGGCTAATCCTTTGGTTAGGAGATAGATGATGGAACAAAGAAGTGAAGAATGGTTCGCAGCCAGATTAGGCAAAGTAACTGCTAGTAAAGTATCAGCAGTCTTGGCTAAGAAGGACTCAGCCACTAGAGCAGATTACTTGACAGACTTAGTTCTCGAAAGACTTACTGGCAAGCAACAGGAGTTCTACCAGAATGAAGCTATGCAATGGGGAACTGAAACAGAACCACAAGCAAGGATGGCTTATGAAGCATATAGAAATGTCTTGGTGGATGAAACAGGTTTTATTGACCATCCTACCATTGCTAATTTCGGTTGCAGCCCTGATGGTATGGTTGAAGAAGAAGGGCTTATTGAAATAAAATGCCCAAACTCTAAAACTCATCTTTCTACTCTATTGAGTGGTAAAGCACCTACAAAGTATATTCCTCAGATGCAAACTCAGATGGCTGTGATGAACCGCCAATGGTGTGATTTTGTGTCTTTTGATCCAAGGCTTCCAGAGGATTTGCAGTTGTTTGTTGTCCGAGTAAATCGAGATGATGAATATATTGCAAAGCTCGAAGAAGAAGTAGTAGTTTTTTTAGATGAAGTAAATGAAACAGTAAATAAATTGAAAGGTTTAAAAGATGGCAGTCAAGAAACAACTAAAAGCTAAAGCAGGTACTTACACAAACAAGCAAGGTGAAGAAAAAACTCGCTATGTCAATGTAGGTGTTTTATTGGAAACTGGTAAAGGTGAGATGCTAAAGATTGAATCTTTGCCTGTGCCTTTTGATGGATGGATCTACTTTGCAGATATTGAGAAGCGAGAAGTAGGTCAGAACCCTACAGCAGCTCCACTAGCTGATGATGTCCCATTCTAAGGAGTTATTATGAAAAAGATTATTGCAGGTGTTTTGTTGGCAATGACAGCGACAGTTGTCTATGCTAATTGCTCTACACACACAGTCACAACTTCAAATGGCAGAATGGTTATATGCACTACCTGTTGTTATGGTGGTAACTGCAGCACTAACTGCTTCTAACTAACAATGGGCAAAAGCGGATGCTGGGTATTTGGGTTGAGACTACTTAGCCGACCAGACGCAGCGAGTAGCCCAGTTTTGAAAGGTTTATATGAGTCAGAGAGAAATGAAACAAAAGCGAATCCAGTATTTATTACTCAGGATGCAAAAAGAACCAATGAACTGTCACCAGATGGCAGACTCAGTTAATCTGAGCCTAAAGTCATTCTCTAAATATTTGACAGAGATGCGCTTCAAGAAGCAGGTCTATATCGATCACTATGCTAGGAGTGAAGCAGGTGCTTATACTGTTTACTACAAGACTGGCAATCTACCAGATGCAGAGAAGCCATTGCCATTCAGCCAGCAAGAATACAACAGACGATACAAGCTCAAGACAAGAGAACCATTGAGAAGAATACCAAAGTTCACACCAAGACCTGACTATGCAGCTCATTGGCTTTTTAACCCCATAGCAGAGGTTTAAATGATTAATGAATGGATTGAGAAGATCAGAAAGAGTCTGGTCGGAATGGTTATTATTTTTGTTATTGGCAATAGTGTTGGTGGGCTTGGTGCTTACTACACAATTGCTCAAGACTGCTCAGTTATGGGAATGTTCAGAATAGGAATGACTCCATACAGTTGCAAGAGGCTTATCCCATGATTATTGATCCAGTAGATTTGGCAGATAGACTGTATGAACTTTTGCAAGCAAGGCTACCTAATGGTGGATATGTTGTAAAAAAACAACACAGAGAGACAGTAATAATGGCAGAACATTTATTAAGGGAGTTATTTGAAAAATGAAACCTGTTGCATGGAATATCAAAGAAAACAGAGAAGCATATAGAGAAGATAATCCAAACGATATTGTTGCACTCTACACCGCACCAAGAGAGTTAAGTGATGAGGAAATAAGACAGATATACATTGAAGCAATGGAATCACCTTATACACATCAACAATCTTATTTTGGATTTGCTAGAGCAATACTAAAGAAAGCGAGTGAGAAATGAAAACATGGGATGGATTAAACGCTGAAGAAATCGCATCAATACCTAGGGATGAGTATTGCTTTCAGAAGATTGAGCGAATTCTCAGAGAGCGAAACGAACTGAGAGAGTTAAGTGATGATGAAATAAGAAAAGTAATTGATGGAACTTGGTGGGTTGGAACAGAAGAAGAAATTAGATTAAAAATTGCTAAAGCAGTATTAGAGAAAGCGAGTGAGAAATGAAAGCAAGATTATTTTTAATGGTTTTATTTTTACCAATAATGCTTACATTTAATTTTATTGGTGGTTTGTATTGTCTATCTAAGGTTGCATTTGAAAATGGATATGAACATACCCTTGAATTACTAAAGAAAGCGAGTGAAAAATGAATGAAGAACTAGCAAAAGATTTTTGGAATCAGGTCAATGAAATTGAGCAGTTGAGCTGTAAAGTAAATAGTTGTCAGTCTATAATTGCCATCTGCGCAGAAAGAGCTTTAGGTGATGACTCTGGAGCATTGTGGGCTGCCTCAGATATTCTTAACGATATAGAGTCCAAATTGGATGACAAAGTTCACAATTTATTAATGATCTACCGACAAATTAAAGAACCAGTTAAAAAGGCTAAAAAGAAATGACACTAGAAAAAGACTTTACCCTCTCAGAAGATGAACTAGCAGTAATCAGAGAAGCTATCCGCAAAACAATGGCTGAGTATTTGGCTAACCAAAAATGATTAGATGGTCAGGAACTATACTGTGTTTGATAGGTATAGCCCTGACTTCTATCAATATATACCCTTTAAACCTCTTATTTGGGCTTGTAGGCAGTTTTCTGTGGACAGTCCAAGGCTACCTATACAGAGACAATGCTTTGCTCTTGGTGGAGCTTGTAGCAGTTATTATTTATTTGGTAGGTCTTGTTAGGGTTTTCCCTTAGACAGTCCAAATCTTTCCTCGGAAAGTAACCTCACCTTTATCTTCATTCCAGACTTGCACTAACTCAGGTGGTAGCAACTTGCCATCTACAAAGGTTAAAACTGCGAATCCGCTTCTCCAGTCTTTAGGGTTGTCCTCGGTATAGTCAGAGAACTGGTCACCCATTGGGTTAGCTAGGCATCCTGTCTGCACACCATAGCGAGTTCCTTTGTAGTCTGTGAATGGCTCTACTTTTAACTGGTGAGTATGACCTGTGACAATAGAAGTTCCTGCAAAGGTTGTATTGTTTGAACCTGCATAGCGACCACCTTTCCATCTGTGTTTAATCACAGTATCTTCATTAATCCAGAATGACCAACAAGGTTGCCATAGTGGAAAATGGTCTTTAAGGGTAAACCCTTGGACTCCTTCATACTGCGGAGCTTGAGCTGCTAGGAAGTTCTCGAATCGAGCATCATGGTTACCTAGAGTCCAGATAAGATTAGACTTGTGGACTGAGGCTTCTTCGATAGCAGATAAATGGTCTTGAACTGCCTTGAGTTCTTCGATTACAGAAGGCTTTGAGTCCCAGCCAATTCTAGGATGTCGGCTGATAGATGCACCATCAAAAGCATCACCATTGTTAATAATGACTTCTGGCTTGTGGGCTTTAATGAATGTCAGCAATGCTCTAAAGGCTGTGCTGTAATCATTAGGATAGAAGTGAGCATCAGAAAACACTACTACTTTGCCATTCTCAATAACTGTGCCTCTGCGGACAGAGTGCCTAGTTTCTTCTAGCTTCTCAGCTAGTTTTTGCTTTGCGACATTTCTATCAAAAGTAATGGTTTGCTTTAAAGGATTATCAGTTACTAAAGCAATATTGTATTTAGCCTCTAGATAATTTCTTCGCCTCATAATGGCACGAACATCAACTCCAAGAGCCTTGCTCATTCCTGATGGTGACTGGACTTGTTTCCATAACTCAATAAACTCTTGGTCTGTGCAAACTGCTTTTGTCATTACAATTCCTTTGGGTCAAATCCTAAAGTAATAGCAATCTTATGCGATAACTCATTAAAGTTTGCATCATGCTTATCCCAGTTCTTGCATCCCTTTAGGTATAGCCTCATATGGATAATTTCATGGGCTACAGTTTTTACAACAGTATCCAGATGCCCATTCTTTGCTTCAGAGATCCTGATGACATGGGGTTCTGGCTCGTATTCACCCAAGCAGGTAGGATCTTTATGGACTTCAAATCCTACTTGTTTAGATGGTGGTAGATTCCACCGATTAAAAGGTGGCAGACAAATTAACATCTCATATACCGCTTGAACAGTTGGTGGAGTTACTAATTTCATCTGCCTAGTATCCTAGTTAATTATGACAAAAATAAGGCTTTCTCATCTTTTCTTCGGTTATCTAATCCTCTGAGGACTTTACCACCAGCTTTATTCCATGTCAAAAGCTCATCCATAGCACCTTCAAAGTCGCCTCGGTTGTATTTCTGTCTAACCTGACTTCTTTGCAAATTGCCTAGTCCGACATTGAATGAGAATGACACCAAACAGTCTAGATGGTTTTGATTGTTAGCTGTCTCTGGGCATAACCTAAGAACCCCAGCCACAAAGCGAGCTAGGTCTTTTTGGAGAATATCGTCTACCTCATCGATTGATAGAGTCCTGTCCCACCCAGCAGGTATAGGCAAAGCCTTTCTATCAGCAATGGGTACTCTGGCATGGTTAGGATCAATGACATGACCGACACCAACAGTCCAGAGGAGAGCAGGACATTGGTAAGGCTTAGTCCTGACTCCTTCGTGATGCTTAATCATCTTTAAGCATTTATCACTAATTTTCATTTCTTATTCCAGCCTCTAGAGCCAAACCAGTAGCCAATAATAGCACCAAGCATAGCCATCTCATCTTCGCTGAAAATCATATCTGTAGCTTTGATAAAGTCATCAACATTGGTAATCAAAGTGCCATGAGTGAACAAGTAGATACCGATACCGATATTGATAATGAACAACTCAGCCACAAACAAATAGGTCACTACAGGTCGAACTGTAGCTACAAAGGTAGAAGCCCAAGGAGCAGCTTTCTCAAGGACTTTGGCATCATGCGCATAGGCAGCCTTAGTCATTTCTGCATCAGTCTGCATCATTACCTGATCTGTGCGGATTTCTTCTACTTTGGCTTGGGCTAAGAAGCCTCTTTCCATCATCTCAAGCTCTCGCTCAGTCTGCATCCTAGAAAGCTCTAGTTCATGCTTCTTGTCTGACTTGTCTTGAAAATACTCTAATAGCTTTGGCAGACCTGATACCAATAGACCGCCTAGTGTTGAAATTAATGAAAACATACCTACTCCTAGTTATTTGATAATGGGTTATCTAAGGCTCGCTTAATCTTGTTATCTACTTCTTTTCGCATTTCTCTTAAATCTCTGTCTACTTCTCTAGATAACTGCTTGCCATCTCTCTCGACTTGCTCGACTACCTTCTCAAGTCTGCGGACATCATTCTTAATATCATTCTTGATGTCTCTAGTGTAATCATTGACTTTGGCTGTGGATTCTTCCATCAACGCCAGCTTCTTGTCATACTCTGTAAAGTCAGGGCTGACATAGTTCTTAATGGCAGAGCGCATACTCATATAGTCGTTATAGAACTCAAAAGCTCCCCAAAATGCACCACCGACCACAGGTGCAATAGTTATAACTAATACCATTAGCTTATTCGTTAGCTTAAAACTAAAACCACCGACACTAATCTCTTTTTCGATATTGTCCATCTACCATTTCCTCATGCTTAATTTGACTGTTTTTTGTTAAGAAGTAAAAAGCCTTGCCATTGTCTTGGATAGGTCTCTTGACTATTTGCAGGTACAACAAATCCACAATCTGAGGAGATTGAGGAATTGGTCTATCTACAACTACAGGAGCATCAGATGTCTTTGCTTCTGTTTTAACTGGTGCTTTAATCTGTGCTTTTGGCTGCTCTTTCTTATCTTCCTTCTTTTCCTCTTTTTTCTCGGTCTGACTAGTTATCTGACTAGTTGCAGAACTAGGGGTATTCTGTCGAGAAATAACACTAGTAGGACTAGTTTGGCTTGTAGGAGAAGGAGCTGCGATAGCTTGGTTTACTACAGGATCTGCGACTACCTGTGGCTCGCTTGCAATAACCACAGTTGCAGGTGCGCTAGGAGCAATGACATTGGCTAAAGCATAGGCTTGTGCATAGCCGCTACAGGTTCTGTCATACAGAGGATTAAGTCTGCATTGTTCTGTAAAGTATGCCTGTTGATAATTAGGGCATTGTGGGCTGTATAGAGAGCTTATAGAGCATTGTTGAGCTAGATAGGCTTCTTGGTATCCTGCGCAGCTAGTGCTAGATAATGGGTTGAGCAAACAGGCATTACCTGTTGATTCTGTTATATGGTTGAAGCTACCTTGAGTAAATCCAGCTCCATGATAATACTGATGGAACTCTCCGACATCCCCTGTCCTACCGATAGTTACAGGTCTCCAAGGACTAATATTAACACTTTCATAGTGCATACCGATATATCCACTTGGTCTAATCTCTACACCAAAGGTATTTAGGTTTTGTGGGACTCCATACTCGGATATATTCTCCCACTTATATCGCTGGTATTGTGGTGTGCCTTCAGTTAAGAACCGACCTGAGTAGTTAATAAGGTCTGTCTGCAAAGGCATGATGGCAAAGCTAAAAGGAGTTCCATTGTTAGTTCTTAGATCAAATCCTGTGCAACACCAATGATTTGTAGGATTGAGGAAACCAACAACACCATTGCTGAACATATAAGATTCAGTAAAGACCCTGCCATAGTAAGGAAAGCCAAACTGCAAAGGAACTCTAGCATATCCATCATCCGAGATTTGGTGTTGAATGACTTGAGCCTGTGCTATGCCAATACAGGCTAGTAAGGCTACCAGCCACTTCATTTAATCTTTGGTCTGTCTGGAATCATCTTAGGGTTAGCAAGCCAATAATCTTTAGCTTGAACCCCTACCATGCCATCTACAGGGCAATAAGTACCAGCATCCCACATACCCCACCAGATAGCAGAGTCTTGGCACATCACCGATACAGCAGCAGTTTTCATCTGCATCATAAACAATGACTCAGCCTTAACAATCATTTCACAGTTAGCATCTTTAACAGTAGCTCCAAAAGAGATACCAAAGATCTGAGTCTGAGTTGCTCCAGAGATACCAGTAGAACAATTCTTATTGTTGATAGTGGTGATATTAGGAGAGATAGCAGAAGGTGGTGGAGACTTTACTGTGGTCTCTGATTTGCTAGTAGACTCAGTAACAATAGGTTGAGCTTTTGCTGGATAGGCAAAAAGAAAGCCAATAAGACAAGCCCATATAACTAGTATCTCTCTCATAGCTTTAAAGAAATCCCTAAAAGAATTGCAATAATGAAACCACAAGCTCCGATAAGGATATGCTCTAACCTTTTTAGTCTGGCATTGATTCCTTCATATCTAACTGCACAAACTGCTTCATGGCTATTAAGTCTTGCTTCTGTTTCAGTAATAGTCTGCTCTGACATGATTAAGCCTTCATAATGTAGCAAAGAGCATAGTAAGGTGGCAAGTTAGCATTAGTACCGCTAGAGCCTGTTGAAGCAATAGTTGTTGCTACTGTAATGCCTGTTGTGGCTGAGTTTGTTAAAGCATCACCACCGAGACCATTCACACCATCAGATGATGTCTGACCACTATTAATTTTGTTTTTAGCAAATTCGTTAGCACCCCATTGGTGTTGGTGTCCAGCATCAGTTACAGTAGAAGTTGCTGTATGAGTATGGCTTACTACAATTGCATCAGCACTACCACCAGTAGCACCCACAGCATAAGTAGAGCCAGCACCTACTACAAAGCGATTTCTTAAATCTGGTGTGTTATTTGAACCATTACACAATAACCATCCACTAGGAATAGCATTGGCTGCACCAGACCAAAGCATAATCATTCCAGCAACAAAGGCATTACCCCAAGATGGAGTAGTACCTGAACCACCAGATACCAAGACTTGACCAGCACTACCTGTAGATCCATCTAGTTCTAGAGTACCAGTAATATCTAATGCACCAGCCACAGTAAAGTCATCACCAGATGCACCTGTCTGAAACTCTTTCAAGTCTGACATAAGCTGACGAATAGCATTATTGATACCGCTAGGCGCACAGCCTTCAGCAATATTAATACTGTTAATGTCAGTATTGTTAGATGGGTCTATATCAAATTCACTAATCTTTGTCTTTGCCATTTTTGTTCCTTAAAATCCTAATGGGTTTTCTTCTTGGATAAATCTGCCTGTAGCATCTGGTGTTGATAACAGACCTCTAATTGCTGTTTGTGGGACTAAAGAATAAGGAGCTTGAACTACTGATGGCTGTCTGCCTAAAGCTACTAAATTCTGAATATCTCTCATATTTTGCATACCCATGCGAGTAGCTGCATATCTTCCAGCTCCACCAATTACAGGCAATACAGCAGCACCAGTAGCACCGCCAGCAAGATAACCAAGACCTACTGCACCACCACCAGCTATAACACTAGTAGGAGCTAACTTACCAACATATCTTAAGAAGTTTTGTAAGTTACCGCCTTTGGCTGCAGCAATAATTGCATCTTTCTCTGTCTTTGTAAATCCATTTAATCTCTTAGGATTTTTAGCCAATGACTTAAGCTCTTGTCTTAAAGCATTTTCTAATCCTGATTGAGTGTAATTAGCACCAGCAGTAATCTCTGCTCTTTCAATTAAGTCAGAAATAGTGTCTGATTTAATGCTCTTAGAATAAAGATTTCTTGCTTCTTTTAGTGAAGCAAAGGCTTTCTCTGGATTCTGCACAGGAGCTAAATCATTTTTAGACAAATTGCCAACATAGTTGTCATATTCTTCTAGCAACTTATATGCAATTCTTTGTTGATCTGGATTGTCATATTGCTTTGTAGGAGACTTAACAATTCTTCTAAGAGTTTCCATCTCTTGCAAAGTTTTAGGAGTGCTAACCTCTGTCTCTAGTCTGCTAATTACAGCATTGATTTGTGGGTGCAATTGAGCATCAAAACCTTCAATTTTTAAAACATTTTTAAACTCAGGCAACTTTGCTTGTAATGATGAAGGATTTACTACAACACCAGACTCATTAGCTTTTTGATAAGCCAAATTAGCTTGTTGCTTTAATTCTTGTGCAGTAGGTATATTCTCTAGTTTCTTAGGTCTAACACCACCTGCTGCACCTGTAGTAGCACCAGCAATCATGCCAGCAATAGGGCTTCCAGTAGCTTCTGTAACTGATTGAGCCACCATTGATGCAGGAGCAGACACAGCAGTTTGTCTAACAGGAGCTTGTGCCATCTGAGATGCAACATTTCTAGTTACAGCAGATGCGCCTTCTTTAGCCAATTGAGTCAATGCAGGTAATTGTGATCCTGTACCTGCTAATCCTGCTCCACCAGCCTCAATAACTCTTTCTGTTGTTGAAGTAGGTTCTGCACCTAAACCAACTTTTTCCATTCCTCTAGAAACCATACTAGAAACCATTGGCAATTGCATAGGTGTTGCAGTTTGCTCTCTACCCATTAAGCCACGAATATAGTTCTCTACTGCTGTATTACCTTTAGATAGCTCATTAACAATAGTATTAAGAGCATCACCAATAGGAACAGCCATACCACCAATTAATGCAGCAGGAGCAGACATACCTACAGGTGCGCCTAGTGCAGCACCAGCAGTTGCTCCAGTAATTGCAGGAGCAGCGCCTCTAGATAGTAACTCGCCAACTCTGCCTGTTGTTAATGGCTTTGCATCAAATTGGTCAAAAGGGTTTCCACCTGTTTGATCAAGTTGGTCAAAAGGATTTGCCATATTATTTTTCCCCTAATACTTTTTTGGAAGCACCCATGCCATATTTTTCATCAAAATACTGAGATAAATTTGGATTGCTTCTTAGTAAGTTAATAGCATTTTGTGGTATTGCAGGTAAGTTTTCTCTTGGTGCTTGAGGTTTAATAGTATCATTAGGCTTGACCTTTAGAACAGATACAGCGCCCATATTTTGAATGATTCTGCTTAACTCTGAAGCCTGTGTATCAATAGTATCTTTACCAACAAACATACCAGAGAATGAAGTTGGGTTAGTAACAATAGACTCCAAAATAGCCAAGTCTGGTCCATTCAATACACCTAAGTTGTAGGCTTCTTTAGCCTGTAAAAGCATATTTCTATACTTGGTGTTCATTGTAGCTCTTGCAGAGGGACTTAATGCATTCCATCTAGTGAAGTTTGGCAACTCATCTCTGAACTCTTGAATAGCATTAACTGTATTTTTGATACCAACAACTTGTTTTTGCTGCTCTGCAGGAATCTCTAATTTCTTAGCATCTCTTTCAGCCTGAGCAATATCTCTAGTAAGCTGTCTATCGGCTTGCGCTTCTTTTCTACCTAAGAAAGAATCTTCCATCTTGCTTAATGACTCAATGCGCTTATAGGCAGTTTCTTCGTCAATAGTGCCTGACTTAAATCCTTTTTCATAGGTCTCAGCCAATTGTCTTACTTGTGGACTTTGAGCCATTAAGTATGGAGCAAATGGGCTAGGAGCATTTTGATCTCCCATTAAGCCAGATTGACGAACAGCCTTCTGAGCCTCAGCAATACCTTTTAACTCATCAAATCTACCCATTGCCTGTAAAGCAGGAACAATCTGCTTCATATCATATTTGTAACCAGTTAAGGTCTTTTGTTCAGGAGTAACACCAAGAGTTTCAACACCTTGGTCATCAACCATTGTTTGACCTTCAGGAACTACTGCTGGTGTTGTTTGATACTGAGGAGTCATTGCGCTTGCATATAATTGTTTTAAAGCTGCATCTTGCTTCTGCTTTTCTAGCATCTGTTTAACTTGTGCGCCCTTAAGCATATCTTGCAATGCTCGATCCATAGATCCTTGATAACCTTGGCTAAATGCAGCTAAACCTTGAGATAAACCACTACCTTGTGGCATCAATGAAGGCGCACCAGCCTGTGATAAGGCTTGACCAAGACCAAGTAATCCCTGAGAAATGCCCTGATAGCGAATATCAGACATCTGCTCTGGAGTAAATAAACTGTCATAATAATTTGGTATTGCCATAGTTACCTCAGATAAGTGTTGGTCTGTATGCTTTTAAAGCATTATTAGGGTCTAGTAGGCTAGATAAAATAGCTTGTGGAATTACCTGACCTTTTCTCATTCCACCACTAGAATCACCGCCTTGATTTAATTGTGCTAACTGTTGTGCAGCTTGTTGCTGCATAGATCCACCAAAGTTAGGCATTGATCTACTTGCTAGTTTGTCTTGCAACAATGACATATCACCCATTCCTTGAATAGATGAGATTTGGCTAGGAGACATACCTGCAGGTTCAAAGATATTACCGCTAGAAGTTGGGTACATCTCTACAGCTCTGCTGTAATCAGTAGGGTTTAGTGGAGCTAACTCAGAGCTTCCAGTAAATAGGTTAGTTAAAAAGTTTGAGCCACCGCCTGTCGCACCGCTAGTTGCACCAACAGTTTCTGGGCTGAATACAGTCATCTCTCCACTAGGAAGAAATGAGAAACCAGTAGACCCACCAGCAGCACCAGCAGATGATCCACCAAAAGTTCCAGTTGGCATACCCATCATCATTGCAACTAGAGCAGCTACACCTTCCCAGCCAATAGTGTCATTTACACCATCATCAACATTTGATAATAGGTTTTTTGTTTCATCTTCTAACTTATTAAAGATTCCCATAACAAGCCTTAGTTAATTAAGCTGTAGTCAATATGCTTGTATCCATCAGAATCGACTGATACAGCTTCTGGGATAACATTCTCAACTTCATGCGCCATGACACCGATAAACTTGCCATGACCTGCAGATGGATGGTCTTTAAACTCTTTCTTGTATTCATACTCATACACACCAAGACCATTAGCCATTGAGCCAACTTGCTTGATATTTTCTTTTGTGCGGATGTCTGAAAATGGTTTCCATCCCATCATGCCAGCAGTACCAGCAAGAGACAATAGATTGCCAAGACCTTGTTGTGTTGGATTCTCATAGATAGGTCTTTCTTGCACAGAGCCACTAGGCGCACCATATACACCAGTCAAGAATGTAGATAATCGAGTCTCTGGCATCTCATACTGATAGCGAGCAATTTGGTCTGCAATTTGAGCTTGTGTGTAACCTTCTCTTGCCAAGCCAGCAGCCAACAACTTAGATGGATCTGTGTAATCAGCAGCAGCCATCTCAGGAGCAGCAAGGATTGCATTAGCTTGTCTAGTTCTTTCGTCACCATAGTTCTGGTAAGCCAACTTGCCACCAATATCAGCCAATGCTGTTGATAGACCTGTGGCAGCTCTGTTCTCTAGATTTGTTTGTGCGCCTGAACCATAGCGACCAGCAGATGAAGCCTTTGAGCGAATATCCATGATATTCTGACCGAACTGTTGTTCAATAGGTCTTGCAGCAGCTTGGAAAGCACCTTGGAAGAATGGATTGCCTGATAAATAATCACCAGAAATTGTTTTTTGTAACTGAGCTTGTGCAGCAGGAAGGAGTGGGCTTCCAGCAGTTGCTCTTTGCTCAATGCCACCTAATGCAGATAAGGTCTGGCTAGATGGGCTGACATATGTCTGGAATGGAGCATATGGAGTAGGGCTTTGATATAGTCTCTTTGCCTCACCTAAACCAAACTCAACATAAGGCTTTAGCATTGGATCAATAGAGTTGGTGACAGTTTGAGTCCCAGTCTGCTGAGAACTACCACCAAAAATACCGCCTACCGCTTTTCCAATTCCACTCATTTACAACTCCTTTATCCATTTTCTAGGGGTAAACCCTAACTTTCTAGCTGTTTTGCTCCATCCTTTTCTGTGTGAGTCAAAGGTTATGAAGCGATCACCACCATTTTTTGCAAGCTCTTGGATATGATTCCATGCTTCTAAAAAATGGTAATTGTTTATAAAATAAAGACACCAAATATGCAGAGTGCCTTGATTTGGTTGCAGAACCGAGAAGCCTACTAATCGGTTGTCCTGCTTGTAGATCCACAACATTGCCTGTTGATTCAGGCATAGAGCATAGACATCTTCAGGTATCCAAGACTCAGGACTTTTCTCCTGTATCTTTAGAAGCCCATCCTTAACAAAACCCCAATACTTTCTGATTTCATTAGGATTTATATATATATGCTCCATATAGCACAATTTTATCTTGTTTTGTAGAAAAAGATATAACTTTTTTTAACCTACTACAACATATTTATAAGTTTTACCTGCTGTGTCGTTAGCAAAGTGGCTCAAAGTAGCTGAACCCTTGGTCTGTGCGCTGACATAGACATTACCAGATGACAATGGTGCAATATACTGAACAGTAACAATAGCAGCAGGAATGGCAGGTCTTGGGATTCCTGTATCGGCGGCATAGTATTCCAAACCTATATCTGTGCTACTTGTAGTTCCAGCAATTTGGACATAATCACCAGCCTGTAATTCTAAAAAGACATTGACTGTTCCAATGACATGGCTAGGATCTCCATTGCTTTTGCGAGCAGGAATGTCAAATCGACTAGCTGTTCTTGGAACATCTGTGCCATTAATTCTGAACCATATATCAGCATACTGTGCATCATTAGCACTATTCTTTAACTGTAGCGAAAACTGGACATTGTAGATTCCATAGTTTCTAACATACAGCCTAGAACTGTTAGCCAAATAAACACCGCTTGCTTCTTCTGTGGTGTCATAAACCACAACAGCAGTAGACCCAACACTAGGAGCAGTTTGGTCTGTATTGTTACTAAATGAGCCATAAGGAGCTGCATCATTCTCGGCTGAGTCAGAGGATGGAATTACTAAAATAACTGATTCTGGGCTGATTCTGGCATCTGTAATGGTGGTTGAAGTAGCCCATCCAGTAGCCAAAGTGACAGTACCAGTATTATTGGTCTTGCCATCCATAATATTATTGACAATCTCAGCGACTGCTCGCTGGTCACCGCCTTGTGGTGGTAATCGTCTAAACATTATCTACCGCCTGTAGGAACAATGGTGACATCAACAGCAATAGCTGACTTCCAGTTAGAACCAGTAGGGTAAACCCTTACTCTATGGTAGTTACCGCTAGATCTCAATGAAACTCTGTTCTCTGAGTCTGCAACAGTAGGAGTTCCAAAGGTAGGAGTAGCTGTCAATAGGTTTCTAGAGTAAACAGCTACACTAGAGCTGCCATTATCAATCTTAGGCTTGGCTAGTGTAATAATAGACTGGCTACCATTGCCAATATCGCTAGAAGTTATAAAGCCTTCTTTTGGCTGTCCTGTGAAGGTAACAATCTTAGCTCCTCTTGTGCCAGCACTAACAAACTTACCACCAGCCCATAGTCGGCTATCAAAGGAAGTCTGAATAGTATCCATATTTCCAAATGAATCTAGGGCTTCTAAAGTTGTGCCAGCAGATGCAATAGGTGCTAGGTAGTTAGTATCTGTCTCACCTTCAGACCACTTCTTAGACTGCCAGTTATAGATCATCAATCGCTTGCGAGCAAAGATGTCAGTAAACTGCCAGATAACTAGCTTTCTGATTGTATCCACAGTAGCAGACATCTCATTGAGCTTAGACTGGTCTACATTGTTGAAGAAGAATCTGTCTACTTTCTCTGCACCAATAGGACTTACAACTTGACCATCACAGACATAGAACCCATCGTCAGCCAAGAAGAATGTCAGGTTACCAAACTGGGCAATAGAGTTAGCCTCATAGCATCCGATATTCTTAGCAATTGTGTCGAACTGGAAGAACAATGGCGCACCGACATAACTCATGCGAGAGATGGCTTTTTCTAGCAATACTAGACCAAACTCTCCACCTGTAATGCCTCGGATGTCACCACCATCAGGAATAATCTGGCTGTCAGATTGACTTAGATCGCTAGGAGTCCAGTCTGTCTCATCATTGATGTCTGACCAGTAGACAGTAGAAGGCGCACTAGAAGTATTGGCAGCCACCACAAAGTCTCTAATAACTGTGACATATTTAGCTGTAGGAGCAGCAGCAGCCAAGTCAGCAAAGGCTGTAGAGCTACCTAAGTCCCAAGCCTGTAGCTTAGAGTTACCATTCGCAGCAATTAGCTTTTGACCAAACTGTGTGAAATAAAAGCGATCAGCAGTAGTGTATCCACCACTCTTAGAGACATCATCAAGACTTAGGTCACTAGAGTCTAGCTTGAATAACTTAGTTGTTCCTGCAGCAAATACTGTGGTTGTACCGCCAAATTTGGTAGCAAAAGCATTTGTAAGGTTTTCACTAGCTGCATCAGATAGATCAACAGCTTCTGGCAATGGAGCATAACCAATGGCTTGAGGAATGACATTGTATGCCTCTTGGATAGCTCCAGTAATACCTGCTTGGTCTGGCATCCATTCGCCAAAATCTATTGTTGTAGCCATTGATTGCTTCCTGTAGTTTTATCTGTCCAATTATTAGATGACACAGAGCTTGCAGTCCAAGTATTTGAATCGGCTGTTACATTGCTCCATTCTTCACCATAAATATAACCTGTCGCTCCAGTAATGGTAAAGCTATTAATTACTGATGCACCTGCGAATATGCCACTACCTGCACTAGTAACAAGAGCTAATCCATTGATAGATCCTGCTGCACTAGCAACAAGACCGCCAAGACCTGTAGTAGTCGCTGTGGCATTGATATTAGAGTTAAAGAACCTAACCCTAGTAGATTGACCTTCTGCGCTTCCTGTGGCTGTTATAGAGCTATCAGCAAGCCTTTGTCTTAGTCCTAGACCTGTAGAGTTAGCTGTACCTGTAAGCGATCCAGAGAAAGAATAGATAGCATTGCCATTAGGAACTACTGTTGCTATGCCTGTGACTGATCCTGCGCCATCTGTAGCAAGGACATCACCTTCAGAATAGCCATAATCCCAGTAGCCATACAGAACATATTGATCTGTATATTTACTCATCACTCATCCGCAGGTAATGGTTCGTTGCCTTCAGCTACCCACTTTAGGTACTCTTGGTAGTCCGTGTTGGCTGGGTCAAATGGGATGCACCATCCATCAGAACGAACAACATTCCTTGGGTTTCCGTCTAAATCATTAATTAATTTATATGTAACCATCATAACTCCGCACTAAAAGTATAACCAGCATAAGATGCCTGACCATCCATAACAAGAGGTCTTTGCCCTGTTAAACCGCTATAACCACCTTGATTTAATGAACCACCACTACTGTTACCAAAATAACTGCTTGGAGCAGTAGTAGAATCGTAGTTTGATATACCGTCAGTAAACCGCATAGTCCCAGAAGTTTTTGAAATTGATGGTATAGCCCTCATTGAACAAACCAATGAAACTGAAATTTGCACTGTTGTTGAACCGCTACCGTAGCCACTTGCAGTTCTAGCCTCTTGATAATACCTCTGACACAAAGCTAACTCAGTACCATAAGGTCTGTAATCAAAGCTAGTAGCAGTAGAGCCTTTTTCTAGTTGAACACCTGTGATGTAGAAGGTTGCTCCGTTAGTGCCAACTAAGTTTGTTTGACCAGTAACACCATAAACTTCAGAGCTAGTCCATGAACCAGCAGTTCCAGCGTATGTTGAGCCAGTTCCCAAAGAGAATAACAATCTCATGCCAATACCGTTAGTAGCACCAATCCATGTTCCTGTTGTATCACCAGCAATTGTTACAGTTTTATACTCCCAAGTGTTAGCTACTGAAATTGTGTAGCTAAACGGATAGTTTCTATTTTGTGCTGAGTTTTGCAATACACCACCAAAAGTCCCTGTTAAAGAGCTACGAGCCCAAAAACTTACACTAACTGTAGAAGCGTTTGCAGTTCCAAAACCTAAATCAGCAGTATTAAAACCTTCAATATTTTGAATTAAAAAGAATAAATCACTACTACCAACAGAGTATGCTGAAGAAGAAGTCATGCCGAGATAAGTTCTAAATCCTACTGGCGGTGTTACAGAGCCAGCATTTTGTTGAGCAGTATATTTAGTGTTTTGGCTTGCATAACAAAGAAATCTATCTACTGGGTATTTACTATCACCTGAGTTAGGAGTAACACTAGCACCAGCATTACGCTGGTCAATCATCATTGCACCATTGATGATTCTATTACGGAACGCTAGAGTAGCGTTAGGAATCTGAGATAAATCTCTTGCTTTAGTCATTAGATTTCTCCACAGTAATAGCTTTTAGTTCTTCGATAGACTCAGCAGTATCACAAAGTTTGGTAATGTCTCTTAGTCTTTGCTTCTCAGCAACAATCTCTGTAGTGTCTGCACCACTCTCTAATGCTCTTTGAAAGGCTACATCTTGAGCTTGTAACAAAGGAGTTCTTTCAGCACGAAGTTGCTCTTTCTTAATCTCTTTAGCTTTGTTTACATTAATAACAATCATTCTTGATACTCCCAAGCGTTTCTGAAGGTTCTATCTTCTGGAATGTCTGCTACATCCACAATCTTATAAGGCTTACCCTCAGGTACATCCTTGGCAGCAACCCATGCTAAGAACTCATCATCAGTTTCATCTCTATAGACAGCTGGTGCTATAACATTGGTTTGCTCATGTTCTGGAGTGTCTTCCGTTGCAGGAACAATCACAGTTTCAGTAACAGCTTCTGATACTAAAACTTGCTTGCGAGCCTCAGGAGCTGGGATAATAATAGCAACTCCGCCATCATCAGTAGGGTAAATAATTCTTTGATTCATAATTAGTCCTTTTGATTAGCGGAATACTGAAACAGCATAGTAATTAGGGTCAAAAAATGCACCAGCTGGAGTTAAAGCAAGAACTCTTACAGCAGATGATGATTGAGTAGCTACTTTCCAAAAAAGAGAACCATTTGTAACGCTACCTAAATCATTTGATAAAGTACATGGTGTTGCGTAGTTAGCATCAGGCATAGAAGCAGAAAAGTTTACTGTGTAATCACCAGTACCATTATCTGTAATGCTAGACACATTACCTGAGCCACGAATAGCTACAGTACCAGTACCGTTAAAGTTCACCCATGCACGACATCCGTAAGCAGTAGCAAATGAGCCGTAACCTGAGTTAAATTGAAAATCTCCGTTGTTATTTAATCTTGCTCTCTCAACTCCATCAACACCAAGGCGTAAAGGGGCACTGCCTGAGTTGGTTGTTATCTGACCAGAGTCAAGTTCTATATCACCACCAAGAGTTCTTATCTTTCCAGAAACGGTAAGCTTACCTGCTGTGGTTGTTGTTCCTATGTGAAAGTTACCTGAGGCATCCTTATACACCTGTCCAGAACCAATGTTTACAACATCAGTACCGCCTGTAAGAGTGCCTGTGTAGCTTGGGTTCACATTAGACATGGCAGAAGAAGTCAAGAAAGTTCCTAGTGCTTCTAGTCTAACTATATCGCTTGCTTGAGCAGCCTCAGTTAAAGTAACTGTAGAGCCATCAGTAGCTGTGAAGTCTGCAGAAGTTAGTTTAGATCCGTTAATGAATACATCTAAGAATCCTACTGTGTATCCACCATTAGCAGTAAATACAGTTTGACCAGCAGTAGCTGTAACTTCAGTTACTGTCCTAGTTGCTGATACTATGGGTTCGTTACCGATATAGCTCATGGCTTTGGAAACTCCTCTTTAACTGCTGTGATAGTAGCTTTCCATGCTTCATAGCCACCATGATAAAGTGTGTCTAGTTGGTCTTGAATAGATGGATAAGCAACAGCTCTTTTTCTTTGATATTCTTTGGCTACTACTAATGCTTCTGCTGCAGCTAAGTCATATTCAACTATTTGTTCGTTAGCATCGTAGGCAACACTACCACAAATACCTGTTACTTGTGGATTTAATGAAATAATTGCTTCATGTAATGTCATCCTGCAATCTCCATAAGAATTAAATGACATCCTGACATTGTTACTGTAGTGCTTCCAAATAAAACAATGCTATATGTTATTGAAGATGTTGTGGCTGGCGAATCTAAATACACACCACCAAAAGGAACTTGTGTTTGACCATTAGCTTGGTATAAATAGAAGGTATAGTTAGCTGATGAATCAATGCTTAAAACTGTACCATTTCTTCTAAATTTAATGTGCATATCTCGACCGCCTGCTCTGTTGTCTATATAGGTACAGTTTGCACTAATTAAGATTCTACTTGAAGTTGATAATGGTGTAATGGATTGAGTTAGAACAGTAACATCTGAGCCATTTGATGTAAACCCACTTGAAGTTGCTGTTTGAACTACTTGAATAACACTACCGCTTACAGCGTTACCAGCAGGTACTTGACCAGTTAGCTTACTTGCTGCCATTGCTGCAATCTTAGCATCTGTTACAGCACCATTAGCTAAGTCAGCAGTAGTAATAACTCCATCACCAATCTGCTCTGAAGTTAATACTGCATTAGCAGGTTTAGTTCCTAGATAGCCCATTAGCTTATCTCCAAGACTGAGACGATAACATCTAAAGAAGATGATGCACTAGACTGCACCTGAATAACATCACTAGCTTCTACTACTACTTTCTGGTCTCCACCGATAGGCACTAAAGCACCACCAGCAGGAACACTAGCATTTTTAACTAGGAATACTGTAGTAGCACCACTAGTCAGAGTCACAGAAGCAGTTACTGTGCTAGTAGTTGTGTTAGCAACAGTCATACCGATTACAGTAGTCTGTGCTCCACTAGCACCTGTTATAACTGTAGTGGCTGAAGTTCCCACATTAGCTGTTAAGTAGTTTTTAAAAGTATTTGGCATAATTTATCCTAGAGCGATTGCGAGAGCTACTGCTGTACCTGCAGGGTCAGCATCAACAGCAGCCCATGCACTATTTGTTCCATCTGTTGTTAAATACTTACCAGAATTACCTGACATTGAAGGAAGAACCTTGCCATCATCTAGGCTGGTGATCCATGAAGGATTTGCATAACTTCCAGTAGTAACTACACCATTTGTAGCTGTTCCAGCATTGCCAGTAATTGATCCTGTAATGGTAGAGCTAAATGTCTTAGTGCCAGCGATTGTCTGGTCACCAGTTAGCTTAACTACAGAACTATCTTCTGCTTTATCAGTATTTAAATTGGTAAAGTTATTGTCTACTTCTGTATGAGTTAGTGGTGAGCCTTTTCCAGCTCTAGTTACGATTGTAGACATAACTCACCTTAAGCTAAAGTTACAGATACGCTAGAAGTAGCGAACTTGAATACATCACCAGTTTCAATGGTCTTAGAAGCTGTCAATGCTCCATGATATAGCAAGTTGCCACTAGAAGAAGCATCAAAGATACCAAAATGAGTGATTGTTCCCCAGTTTCCTGTGGCTTGGTCGAACTCTACAGCAGCACTATTAACTGATGCACCATTGCTAGGTGCGCCAAAGGTGATTGCTTTGCGAGCATAAGATCCACCACTTACTTCTGTGCCTGAACCAGCATCTGTAGGATCGCTAGTGAACAAGCCAGCATAAACTGTTGTTGGGCTTGTGTAAGAAGTATTGCGGAGAGTTGCATTGATTAGAGCATTTTCTAAATAGTTTGACATTGCAGCCATGATTAATCCTTATCTGGAAGTTAGTTTCATTTGTAATGGGATACCACTATATTCTGAGTTTTCGTCAGCAGTCTCAATTAGATTGAGTGTGTCTGCATACAAAGATGCCCAAACAGCTAACCTTGCATCATTCATTAGGTATGGCTCGGCTTGTGCCAATGAACCATACAACAATAAATCAGGGTAGTTAGCTAAAAAGACATTGCTTGGGTTGCTGTCTGACAATGCTTCAGGCTTATAGTAGTAAAGCATTTCTAGTGTCTTGTTGCCATCTGGTTTAGGTGCAAATAGGAACTCAGAGGCTAGGATTGTGTAGTAAACAGGTAAGCCAGACTCATCTGCCCTAGCATCTCTTGTGAAGGCACTAGGTGACAGATAAGATACAGGCATCCTTGGGTTACCTTGGATATATAGATCTCGCATCTCTAGGAAGTCTGCAGGAAGTCCAACAGTAGGATCTCCACCAGTCATAGTAGCAGTAGCCGACTTCAGCATTTGACGAGTTCTCAATTCTCTTTGCAAGCGAGCTTCAGCCAAAGTAATAAAGTCTGGGATCATAGTTGTCAGGTCTGTTCTACCTAGATAACTAGCAATCGTAGTCTTTAGTGCTGAGTAGTTGGTAAATGCCATATTTAATCCATTTCTATATTGTGCCATCCATACTGGTAAGAGCCAATATGCTTAATTTCCTGTGATAAATCATGGTCTACATAAGTCTTAAAGCCAGCATCTGAAGCCTTAATACAGAAGTAGATGTCCTCACCTAGAATCTTACCCTGTGGCAATTGCTCAAAGTAAAACCAAGGTTTCTCTAAATCTTTAAATACACAGGCATCAATCAGCATGACTCCACAGCCTATGCCATCTACTACTTCAATGCCATTCTTGCCCTTAGAGAATACTGGATGCCATACAACATGGTCATCAAATACCTCTAGTGTCTTTGCTGTAGGCTTGACTGGCTCTGATCGAGTAGTCGCATTTACACCTACAATTGCTTTGTTGTGGTTTAACAGTCTAATCAGGCTGTCTTTAGGGAATCTCATATCTGCATCAATAAACAGAATATGAGTGCATCCATCTTCTAGAGCCGATTGAACCATATTGTTTCTTTGGTCAAATATCAAAGTTCCCATAGAAGTATAGAGATTGACCTCTATTCTTGAGTTCTTATTTGTATAGTTCACCAAAGCTGCCAAATCAAAGGCAGTACCTACTTCTACTTGTCCCCTTGCAGGGATACAGATTCCTACTTTATCCATTAGATAACCCCACCTCTTGTACGAAATACTGCATTGACAGGGTCATTTAACCATTTTTTCATTGCTGTCCAATCCAAAATAGCATAGCCTCGCATAATGCCTTTTTTGTTTAGTTCATCAACAATGATGTCTGGTATATGAGCAATCTTGTTTCTAGGGTCTAGTATTTCTTCACCCCAGCCAGTCTTGCCACTTCTCTCATTGAATTGCTGTTTGTTATGCTCAATGATTTGACTTAAATCGACCTTGGTCTCAATGATTAGTCCGCCATCACCATCTGCATAAACATTCTGATTTTGCTTGAGTTTGCCTAGTTTAGACAATTTGCTCTCCTAGAAATTAGGGGTGAGTTTCCCCACCCCCAATTCTACCAACTATTTTGCAATAGTCAATTAAGCTGCATTAAGGTCAAACACACCACCATGAGCTGCTTCGTTCTTAACTTCAAGAGTCAATTCAGCCAAGATTTGTGTCTTGTCGCTGTCACCAGCTTTTGCCAATTCGATAGTCTGGAATGGGCGCAAGTATGCAAGAGCTGCATATTCTGGGTCTAGTACCAAAGCATCACGACTGCGCATGAATCTATCAGCAACGATAGAAACTTGACCGAAATCGCTTAAATAAATGTCAGCGCCACCGAGGATGGTGATGTTTCCAGAAGCTGATGGAGCTTGGAAACGCTGTGCTGCCAAACCTGTGAAGCCTGATACTGTCTGCTTCAATGCTGGAGATACGAACAATACTGAAGGAGTGCCACCAGAAGTAAATACTTCACGAACTACCTCTTTCAACATTGTTTCTGTGAAAGTGCGAGTTGTGTCAGCATCTACACGAGCAGATACACCGATAGTTGTAGGATCAGCACCAGCAGTAGTTGTACCAGCACCTACTGAAGTGTTTGTCTTGATGAAAGACAACAATGATGACATCTTGCGAGCTGTAGATGAACCATCACCAGCAACTTTAGCTTGGTTAGCAGTAATGATTGTCTCAATGTCTCGCTTGATTTCAGCAGAAGCCTTAGCCAACTGATAAGCCTTCTCAGACTTACGACCAGCCTTGTCTACTGATTCCAAAGTACCAGAAACTTGAACAGTCTTACCAACGATTTGTGTCAAGTTGCCATAGCGAGTTGTTGGAGACAAAGTAGCAGAAGTAGCATCAGCACCTTCAACTAAAGCATTTGCAGTAGTTGCAGCAGCCAAGCTGTCAGTTTGCCACTCGTGGTTTACAGCAGTAGCTTTAGTCTTACCAATAGATGACATGATTGGTGTATCTGTTGGAGAGATGTTATAGATTACATCTGATAGATCTTCACGCTGACCAATAGCGTCATATTTTGTATATGTAGGCATTATTAATTTCCTTTAAATAAATTTTTCAAAAAGTTTCGCAGCATCCTGTTTCTTGCCTGTTTGGCGGAGTTTCTGGAACTGCTTTTTAACTGCTTCTTGCTCAGAGCTACCCTGTGGTTGAGCTGCTCCAGCCTTTAGAGTCTTAGGAGCTTCGGATACCTTTTTAGTGGCTACCCCTTTGCCCTTCATCAACTTCTCATACTGCATGGCTTTGTAGAGTGTCTGAACTGCTCTTGCATCATATACAGTAGCTAGTTCTTGGTCTGAGAAGCCGATTGACTTTGCATAGTTTCTAATCTCTTTGCGAGCCAAGTCTGCCTTTGCCTCATCCCTAAACTCAGGAATCCACTCCCTAAGTTTCTGAGCCTCTTGAGCCAAATGCTGTTGTAGCTGTTCTTGCTGTTCAGCCTGTTGCTGTTGTGCAATGCGCTGTTTCTCAGCTTGAACTGCTTGCAATTGCTTTTCTTTCTCTGCTCTCTCTGCGACCTTGATAGCATAGCCAATAGGATCTGACTCTCGTAACTCAGAAAGATTCTCATTGTCAGGTGTCTGATTGAGCATCTTTTCAATTACTTCAAGCCTTTGAGCATAAGTGTCTCGCAACTGCTTTGCTTCTTCGATTCTCGCTTTCTCGGCTTCTACAGCCTTGCGAGTCTCAGCCAAAGCCTGAGTTTTCTTTGTGTAATCCTTTGTGCGACTGTAACCTTGCTGAAGCTCCTCTAAGGTGACCTCAATCTCCTCATTGTCTACTTTGACTTTGAATCGCTGGGGTTCTTGGGTTTCTTCTTCTTGGTATTCAGTTTCTTCTGCATTTTCATCTGTGTAGTCCTCTGAACCTTCGTCTGATTCGGCTGAATACTCAACTTCCTCAGATTCCTGTTCTTGTTGGTCTACCTCTGGTTGAGCTTGCGCTTCCTCAGTAGGTGAGTCCATCAAAGACAAAAATGCACTAGCTGCTTCGTTTACACTAACACTTCCATTTGGATTGGTGTTTTCACTCATTGTTTACCTTTCGGTTGTTTACAAAATCTTCCACTTCTTCTCTTGTATCTGCTTATCATCTGCGATAGCTTGGATACTAGATAAGAGTTCCTCTATAGCCCTGTATTTGATGAGAGATTTCTCTCTTAATTCAACATCATCCTCAGAACTATTGAATATGTTGTTTTTATACAACAGTTTTTGGTTTTCCACAAGTCCCATGAAAAACTCATCACTTAGTAATACTCTTGCTCTTTCTGATTTATTCATTACAAGACATTCGGTATGTTAGCGGTAGGGCTAAGTTTAGCTCCAATTTGCATAGCCTTCAACTGGGCTTCATACTCAAACTCTTGTTGCTTCAGAGCCATCTGCTGTTCAAACTTCTCTCGCTCCAACTGCATCTGAGCTGCTGCTTTCTCTCTAGCCAACTGGATCTCAGCCTGTGCCTTGGCTTGTTCTGCTTGAATCTGTGCCTGAACTTGAGCCATCATAGCTTGAACCTGTGGGTTCTCTTGCTGTTCCTGTGGTTGAGCCATCATCTGCAACTGCTCTGGACTGATCTCTTTGAAGAACTCGCTTGAATCCTTAAAGCCAGCAGACTCAATGAATCTACCCAAGGTATTGCGATACTGTCCAAGGTCTACCAATGGGTTATTCACACCGATAGTAGTTAGGATTTCTTCTTGCTTTGCCAATACCATAGAAATCATAGCCATCTGCTCTTGTCTGTTACCAGTTCCAAGACCGACATTGATTGAGATGTCAAAGCCATTTACCCACTCTCTTGGGTCGATAGAGACATACTTGCCTCTTAAGCGGATAACTCTAGCCTTGTCTTGGTACTTGCATAGAAGCTGAAGGATCTTCTCGAATAGGTCTTTTACACCTGTTTCAGCAAAGACTCTAGCAATCATCTCGACCTTACCTGCTGCAGCCGATTGCATTGCAGCAACTGCTGTGGCTGTAGTGTTCTGCAAGATGTCTGGATTCAAGCCCTGCTGGACTTCATTTACACCAGTTCTCTTAGACTGAACTTGGTCTAGGTAGTCTAACAATGGGAATGACTGAGCTGCTGTTGGTGGAACTGTCAAAGGAACAATCGCTTGTGGATTCTTCATTCGGACAATACCATTGGCAGTAACTGTCAATAAGTCATCTAGGTTTACTTGACCTTCAACAACACCCATTCTAGGGCTGTTGGTCATATACATATTGTCAAGGATCTGTCTTGTAACTGTAGACTTAATCAACTGTAAGTCTGTAGCTCTGTCTGCCAAGCTATGACCAAAGAACTTGTGTGGCATAGGAATAGGGCAGATTGAGCAGAATGG